TCGAGAAAGATTATCGAAACATCGAACACATGCCATATGCAACCAACAAGGTCAAGGAACGTGCTCGGATGTTTGAACGTGCACAAAAAGACCGTGGCCGCTACAGCGGACGATAAGCATGATTCGTAAGTTTTACAAAGGGTTCAGCACACGCGCATATGAGGCAACCGGTCAACGGTTTGCCTTGTATGATGTTGCGTGCATCCAAGAGGATCTCATGAATGAGATCTTTACAATCAAGGGTGAGCGCGTGCACATGCCGACATACGGTACACGTGTGCCATTGCTGACCTTTGAACCAAATGATCAGGATACGGCTGACATCCTGCAAGAGGACGTTGAGACGGTGATTAAACATGACCCTCGAGTTGAGCTGCTAAATATAGACATCCTGCAAGCGGTTGATAAGCAAGCATTGATCTGTATAGCAAAGGTTCGTTACAAAGAGTTTGATGTTGTACAGGACCTCTACATTGAAGTAAACAGCCGATGATTTACGGATTTGTTTATCTTTGGTATGATAGTATGCGAAAAAAGTTTTGCATAGGTTCGCATTACGGGTCACCTGATGATGGGTACATTACATCCACTGGTCACATGATTAGTGCATATAAGAAAAGACCACATTCATTCAAGCGAAGACTTTTAAAGGTCCTTGTTGAGCCAAATCGTAAGCTGCTATATGAATATGAACAGCACTTTTTGAACATGATCAAGGATCAAGAATTAGGTGTTAAATACTATAACCTAAAGAAGCTTGCCATTGGTAGGGATGGCCCACCATGGAATAAGGGATTGAAAGGTTCACAAGTTGCTTGGAATAAAGGTATGACTGGTATGCCCCAAACTTCCGGTTTTGTTGGTCATAAACATACTTCTGAAACACGAGCAAAGATTTCACGCCCTAACCATAAACTAGCGTCATTAAATGCAGACCCTGTTAAGTGCCCATATTGTGGCAAAACAGGTGGATATCCAAATATGAAACGCTGGCATTTTGAGAATTGTAAAAACTATGACAAGTAAAATGCTTTATGCAGCCGAAAGCTGGGATCGGGTCTACACTGCGTTTGAACAGATCAACTTTACCGCATATGATTTTGATGCGGTCAAGCAATCCTTGCTTGACTACCTGAAGCTAAACTACCCAGAGACATTCAATGACTACATTGAATCGAGCCAGCTTGTTGCTCTTGTAGAGTTGTTTGCCTACATTGCTGAACAGCATGCTTACCGTGTTGACATGTCAGTGCATGAAAATATGCTACCGACCGCTCAGCGTAAGCAAAGCATTCTGCGTCTGGCGAAACTGGTATCATATACCGCATCACGCAACTTGCCGCTACGAGGTCTTGTCAAAATTACTTCGGTAAGCACATCAGAGGATGTGCGTGACTCGCAAGGTAACACCTTGGCCAATCGCCCTGTCAAATGGGCTGACCCTAGCAACCCGCTGTGGAAAGAACAGTTCTTCCTCGTTGTCAACCGTCTTATCTCGAAGCCGTTTGGTAACCCATACAAGTCATTCCAAGTAGATGATGTTGTATTTCAACAGTATGAGTTCATGAACCTGCTTGACTCAGATGTTGAAGGTACATCATTTGTCAATGGTACCTTGCCGATGCGCTTGGAAGTGAACGGCAATAAGCTTCAGTTTGAACTTGTACCGGCTGACATTGATGAGAACGGTGTGTTTGAGCGTAGCCCAAATCCCAAGTCATTCTTTACTTTGTTGTATGCAAATGATGGCTTTGGTGACAGCTCGGACATGTCTGGCTTCATGATGTACTTAAAGCAAGGTAAGCTGCAAAAGATCAATTACGTATTCGACAGCAAGATCCCAAACCGCATCATTGACATCACAGAAAACGGAGTCAATGATGTTGATGTCTGGCTCCAGGAGGTTACGGCAAATGGTGATATTATTGCTGAATGGGAGGCTGTCAATAACATCAATGGTGTCAACCTAGCTTACAACACAATTAGCGGTACTAAGAAGTATGAGATTGAAACTCTCGAAAATGATGCTATTCGTTTAGTTTTTGGTTCGGGTGATTTTTCTGACATCCCGACAGGGTACTTTAACATTTGGGTTCGGACATCTAACTCAGGTGGCTTGACTATCTCGAAGGAAGACCTATCAGATCAGACGGTCACCTTTGCTTATACCTCTAAGCAGGGGCGTAAAGAGTCTTGCACTGTTACTCTGTCTCTTGTTTCAGCCTTGCAAAACTCTGCTGCTTCAGAAGACATTGAGCACATCCGTGCCGTAGCACCGTCTGTGTACTACACTCAGAACCGGATGGTGAACGGTCAAGACTACAACAGCTACATGCTGCAAGACTCTTCGATCTTAAAGCTGAAGGCAGTCAATCGCACCTTTGCTGGCCAACCAAAGTACCTAGAGTGGAATGATGCTTCAGGTGCTTATCAGAATGTGAAGGTCTTCGGTGATGACATGCGTATGTACTATGATATGTCATCAACAGCCGTTACTAGCCGCTTGTCTAGCCGTAGCCTTATCAATGAGCTTATTGAGCCAGCATTGGCTGATCCGGGTGTGTACAACCTGGTGGCATATGCCTTCTATCAGTCAGCTGCACCGTTGAACCTTGCATATGTTCGTCCGCGTGTTAAGCTGATTGAAGACAGCTCATTAGCAATTGCTAATGTGCCGATCATGGAAAAGACTGAGATTCAAGGCGCCCTTGACCGTCATTGGTACGGTGAGCCAAGCTACCTTGCATACCTTGGCCCTGACCTGACAGAAAACTCCTCACCCAAGACTTACTATGGTGTAGTTGACAATGACACTGATCGTCGTGTGTATGACTCGGATCTTAAGCTAGTTACCAAGAATGCAGCTGGTGACTATGTGCTTTCATCCTTGCCAAATCATGTGTCTGGAATGCAAGAGGCCGTGACACGGCAGCGCCGTTTCGGGATTCGCTTTAACCCTGATCGCCCATTTACTTCAAACTTGGTGTTGGGTAGCATCACTGGTACATTGACAGCCACCAGTACGATTACATCAGCTGATGTCAATCAACTGACCGCTAAGGAAGAAGCACTTACAGTAGAGATTATTGATGCTACTACCGGCACATTTACAGTGTATGGCTCGAAGACTGGTATCATGCCAACAGGTGTTGTAGGTACAGCATACAATAATGGCTTGATCAGCTTCATCATTGATTATCCAGCAGGTGCAACTCCTGGCTTGGTTGTAGGTGATGCATTCATCATCAACTTGACTAAGTTGAACAATGTGCTTACTCCTCAGGTGTACAAGCGTAACCTCTTGGGCCGTTTCGAGATCATTGATGAAAGCCTCCTACCTGATGATGCAGAGACCTTGTCATATGATGTGCATGATGAAGTTGCTTCATGGGTCATGATCATTGAGCGCAATGATGATGCTGACGGCAACATTGACTTCTGGCGAGTGATCTGTCGTAACTTCCGTTTGATTGTTGAGTCACCTACTACCCATTTCTGGTTCAACAAAGATACCTACCTTGTAGATCCCGAAACCAAGAAGCGTGTAATTGATACGGTCAAGCTGTTGAAGTCTAACTTGATTGCTGATGGCTCTAAGCCTCTTGGTGTAGATCAGCCGTACTTTGTTGTTGACATCCTACGTAATGCAAACGGTGACATCAATCCAAACGCTTTGCAAGTATCGCCGAGCTCCAACGTTTCAGACTATATGCCAAGTGACGGCCGGCCACAGGCATCATTACAATATCTTGACTTCATCGGTCAAACAAAGTATGTGTATTTTACCAAGGATGTGACAACTGGCATCCTAACTCCGGTACCATCAACTGTTTACCTTGAGTCACTTGACTTTGTTAATGATGTGTCAGGAAACTATGTGCGTAAACTCGGCCGTGAGAATCTTGACTTCTTGTGGATACATTATGCAGGTGATGACAGCTTGATTGACCCGTCAACTAGCAACCTGATTGATATGTTTGTACTGACACGCGGTTACTACTCCCGCATGACTGACTACTTGCGCGGTACGCTTACTATTGAACCGGTACCTCCGACACCATATGAGCTTCGTGCATCATATCGTAAGCTGTTGGACAACAAGATGATCTCTGATACCGTTGTAATGCATCCTGCTAAGATCAAGTTGTTGTTTGGTGATAAGGCCGCGCCTGAGCTTCGTGCTAAGTTTAAGCTTGTACGTGCAGCAAACTCAAAGCTGACTGATGACCAGCTGTGTATTCGTACGCTTGACATCATCAATCAGTACTTTACAATTACTGATTGGGAGTTTGGACAAGGATTTTATGCAACTGAGCTTTGTGCCATCATTCATAAAGAGCTTGCATTGGACCTTGCATCAGTGGTGTTGGTGCCAGAGTTCCCGACAAATTACTTTGGTGACTTGCTTTACATCCAAGCCGAACCCGATGAAGTGCTGAT